ACACAATTAATAAAAAAAATAATTTTATAGAGGGTTGGTATATAAATAAAAACGTATGTACTAATTTAATAAAATATTTTGAAAATTCTCCAAATAAAAAACCAGGTGTTTTAAAATTAAAAGATGCTGCTGGAGGAGATGGTGTAGCTGGAGTTAATAAAGAACAAAAATTATCTACTGATGTTATTATTAATCATGACAATAATGATAAAGAAATAAAAAATTATTATAAAGAATTAGGTAAAGTTATTACAAAATATAAAAAGAAATATAAATATTGTGATCTTCAACAACACTCATGGGGTATAATTGAGAATTGGAACTTACAAAAATATAGGCCCCAAGAGGGATATTTTCTAAAACATTTTGAAAACACAGGAGGATCAACGGTTCAGCGACATTTAGTTTTTATGACCTATCTTAATGATGTTAAAGATAAAGGAGAAACAGAATTTTATTATCAGAAATTAAAATTTAAGCCTGAAACTGGATTGACTTTAATCTGGGGATCCGATTGGACCTTTACTCATAGGGGAATTCCCTCACCGACTGAAACTAAATATATTGCTACAGGATGGTATAGTTATCACGTGAAACAAGGAGTGGTATCATGGGAGAGGAATTAAAAGCATGGATATAAATTAAATAAAAAAGTTTATGGAAATCTTAAAACTTAAAGCCATCCCCATTGCCTATGAGAGAAATGTTTATTACCTCAATAAACAAGAATTGAATATAATAAAAAAAACTAAATATAGGAAGGCTGGTAAAGGTTTTTATTTATCTGACACTATTACTTTATTAGAAAATAAAAGTCTTGTTTCTCTTACAAAATTTATCATTGAAAAAGCTGAGGAATACGTACGAAATGTATTAGAGATTAGAAATCAAATTTATCTTACTCAAAGTTGGTCTACCATTAATAATACTAATGCCGTTCATGACGCTCACCATCATCCCAATACATTTATAAGTTTAGTTTATTATGCTCAGTGTAAAAGTGGCTCTCTCCAATTTCATTTGGGTACTACTTCTATTGAAGACTGTTTTAATTTTCAGTACACTATTAATAGATTTAATATCTTCAATAGTCAAAGTTGGACTCTTCCGGTGAAAACAGGAGATGTTGTTTTATTTCCAGGACATATTAATCATAGTTCTTTACCTAATAAGTCTTCCGAACCTCGAATTATAGTAGGAGCTAATTTTTTTATTAAAGGAAGTTTAGGAACAAAAAGAAATGTTAGTCTTATGACAATATAATGGATTTAAAAGAATACATTTTACCAAAGTCGTAATTCAATTGATTTAGATCAATTTTTCTTACTTCTCTTTACAAATACCTTTAAATCCTATATATTCTCTTATATGCAGAAGAAAGTATTAAGTGAAATAGATCTCTATGTCGACACGGTTAAAGTTATTAAAATTGACCGTGCTAAAATCAAGAATGACCTGTTCATTAGCTTTGTTTTAGAAAAGCGTCTAAGTAAAAATAAAAACGATTATTCCTATCAGGATTTTGAACTTCCTTATTCACAACCTTTATCATGGCTGAAGGATTATATCAGGGATCATTTCAGAGTGGACTATGAAAAAACTTTAATAAGTAAAAAAGAATGGGGGAATGTTTACATCCCCCAAGAATCTTCTATTGCTAGGCACCAGGTTGATTTAATGGATTTAAAAAATTCACCAGATTATACGTGTATTTATGGACTAGATGTGGCTAAAGATTCCTGTGAACTGGTTATTGAATACGATGACAATCGAATAAAAAATAGAACCTGGCATATTCCTTTAAGAGACAATCAATTTATTATCTTTCCTTCTACGCAACGTTATTTTATATCTCAGAATAAATCTAAACAGATGAATGTTTTTTTAACGATGACTTGTGCGGCTGTCTAATGAATCTACAGTATTATTATTGGTGGTTTAAATCCGCTCTTCCTCCAAGAATTTGTAATGAGATTGTCAAATATGGATTACAACATGAAGATAATATGGCGCTTACTGGATCATTTGGACATGAGAGGAATTTACAGGAACAGCCTTTGAATAAAAAAGAAATTAAAGATTTAAAAAAGAAAAGAAATTCCAATATCGCCTGGATGGATGACCGGTGGATATATAAGGAAATACATCCTTATATAAAGGAGGCCAATCAAAGGGCCAACTGGAATTTTAATTGGGATTGGTCGGAGCCCTGTCAGTTTACCAAATATAAGCCAGGTCAATATTACGATTGGCATTGTGATAGTTGGGAAGGAGTGTATGAAAAAGAAGGTCCTACCAAGGGTAAGGTAAGAAAGTTATCGGTTACGGTTTCTCTCTCCGATGAAAAAGACTATTCGGGCGGAGAACTGGAATTTCAATTTAGAAATCAGGATAATCCTAAAAGGAGTTTAGTGTGTAAAGAAATTCTACCCAAAGGTTCTTTAGTTGTCTTTCCTTCATTTGTATGGCATAGAGTTAAACCCGTAAAGAAAGGAGTAAGGTATTCATTAGTTCTTTGGAATCTTGGATACCCTTTTAGATGAGCAAATTTAACACTGATGTACATTTTGGAACCCCTATATGGAGCAGTAACATTCCTGAATTTATAAAACCGCTTAATAAATTAGCCGATAAGTATATCAAACAGGCGAAGAAAAATCTTTTACCTACCATAAAGGAAAGGGATAAAATTTATAAAAGAAAACTGGGAGATTTTGGTTTATCAAATCATTCCATTTCTATGACTCACGATCCAGAAATTAAAACATTTGCTGAGTATTGTGGTAATCGAGGCTATGAATTTTTAGACTGGTGTGGTTTTGATTTAAAAGATTTTAGTCTCCATTATACTCAAATATGGGTACAGGAATTTTCAAGCAAGGGCGCAGGACATCATGATACTCATGTGCATTGGAATCAACATGTCACAGGTTTTTATTTTTTAAAAGCCGGTGAAAAAACATCGATGCCTGTCCTTCATGATCCGAGACCAGGAGCTGCGATGACCAAGCTTCCAGAAAAAGATAGTACTAAAATTACTCATGCCAATGAATCCGTTCATTATAAAGTGCAACCCGGTACCATGGTACTTATTCCCGGTTATACTCCTCACCAATATCCTGTGGATATGGGAATAGAACCTTTCAGATTTATTCATTGGAATATTCAATGCGTACCTAGAGGAATATCCCGTGCCCCCAGTACTCCGAGAACATAAATATTATCCCTTTGGACCTTACCTGGCAGAGATGCCAGTTGATCCTGTCTTCTGTGCGAAACTTTTAAAGTTAGGAAAAAAATTAAAAAAATCTCATCGAAAAAACTTATCGGGTCAAATTGAACATGAATATCTTTATCCCTTAGCAACAGAACCTTGGATTTTTAAGGAATTTCAAGTTTATATTAATAGCTGGCTGGAGGGGTGGAGCAGATTCACCAATAGACCTAGATTTAATCCCAAGTACCAACTAATCTCGATGTGGATTAATCGAATGAGAGCCAAAGAATATAATCCCATGCATCTTCATACTAATTGTGATTTATCTTGTGTATTATGGTTGGAAGTGCCTCAACGGATGCTTGATGAAGCACAAACAAAGGAAACGAATGCGGCCCGTCCTGGTGCCACATGTTTTATTTATGGGGAAGATGTATGGGGTGTGGTTTCAGAACATCAGCTTACCCCTAAAGTGAATACCATAATGATTTTCCCTGCCCGCCTAAGACACCAAGTTATGCACTTTAATTCTAAAGTTATTCGAACGTCAGTAGGAGCGAATATTAAGTTTATATGACCTTTAAAAGAAAAAAATATTTAGTTATTCGAAAAGCCATTACCCGAGATATGGCTAATTTTATCTATGATTATTTTAGCATGAAGCGCAGGGTTGCTCAAAAGTTTTTAGATGATCGTTACATATCCCCTTTTGAGGAAGCGTGGGGAGTTTGGACTGATCAGCAAATCCCTAATACTTATTCCCATTATGCCGATATGGTTATGGAAACTTTGTTAGAAAGAGTTAGACCTCGAATGGAAAAGGAAACAAAACTTAAGCTGATCCCCACTTACTCTTATGCGAGAATTTATAAAAAAGGCGACATTTTAAAAAGACATAAAGATCGTTTTAGTTGTGAAATATCTACTACTATGTTTTTAGGTGGAGACCCCTGGTCTATTTTTCTTGATCCATCTGGAGGTGACTTTGTGATTGATGAGTACAAACAAACCCATAAACCTGGAGCTCCAAAAGGAATTAAAGTGGATCTTAAACCAGGAGACATGCTTATTTATTCAGGTTGTGAGTTAGAACATTGGAGAGAAGCCTTTCAAGGAAACAATTGCGCCCAAGTCTTTCTCCATTATAATCAGGTTACTTCACCTGGAGCTGTTGAAAATAGATTTGACCAGAGATCATTTTTAGGACTTCCTAGTTGGTATAAGTTGCCTCTCCCTAAGAAATAATATATATAGAAGTCTGGCATGGGGGATTTTTTCACCACAAAGATCTTCTGTGCCTACTTATAATCGTATTGATCTCCACCACAATCTAGTATATTTGTAGGGGAAACGGAATTTTCTATGCTACACAAAATTAGACTTAAACCTGGATTAGACAAACAATCTTCTGATACCGGAGCCGAAGGGAAGTGGGTTAACGCCGATTATTCTCGATTTCGTTATGGTTTTCCTGAAAAAGTAGGCGGTTGGGAACAACTGGTTGATGGTAGCTTGATTGGTGCCGGACGTGATCAACACACCTGGGTTGACCTGGCCGGTAATAAGTACGCAGCCATTGGTACTAACAAATGTCTTTACATTTATTTTGAAGGAGCGTTTTATGATATCACTCCTCTCGATACTTCGCGTCAACAAACGGGTGCCACGTTCACGACCGTGAGTGGTTCACCCACAGTTACACTTACTACCAGTACGGCTCATGATGCCGAAGCAGGAGATATTATTTTAGGTTCTAGTGCTACTTCTGTACCAGGAGGTTTTAGCGCATCTGATTTTGATGATATACTTTTTGAAGTAATAGCTGTGCCAAGTGCTACGACCATAGAAGTAACGATGGGAAGTAATGCGGGCTCAAGTGCCGGACCTTCAGGAACACTTACGATAGATTTTTACTATGTGATTGGACCCATTATTCAAACTTATGGATATGGCTGGGGTACGAATACTTGGAGTGGTCAAACTCTTCCTCTTATTCAAACAACTTTAGATGGAGCCTTACTGAATGATGCTTATGGTACGGGAGGATCAGGAACCGATATTGATTTAGTTAGCACCACAAATTTTTCTTCTTCGGGAACTATTTTAGTAGAAAGTGAACTGATTACCTATACCGGCATTACCAGCAATACTTTAAACGGAATTACTAGAGGAACTAATGGAACTTCAACAGCAGCTCACTCAGATGGCGTAGCCACCTATGATGCCACAAACTATGTAGGCTGGGGTAGTGCAAGTTCTTCCTCTAATATTGTAATCGAACCAGGACAATGGAGACTTATAAACTATGGGGAAAATTTATTAGCACTTATTCATAACAAAACAATTTTTCAATGGGAACCTTCTCTACCTAATTTAGAAGTAAGAGCGGTTTTGGTAACCGGAACTGAAGTTCCCACGGCTTCAAGAGACATGGTTCTTTCCACACCGGATCGACATTTAATTTGTGTTGGAACCGAGACCACACTTCAAAGTACAACAACTCAAGATGATATGTTTGTCCGATGGTCTAATCAAGAATCGACAACCGTTTGGACTCCTACCGCAACGAATACTGCTGGTAGTCAGCGACTTACCGATGGATCTAAATTACTAGGAGCTATTGTCGGAAAAGCAGCGGTCTATATCTGGTCTGATACAGCTATGTACACCATGAAATTTATTGGACAACCGTTTACCTTTGGATTTCAACAAGTGGGAACCAACTGTGGAATGTCGAGTCAACACTCCGCGGCAGAAGTTAATGGGATTGCTTATTGGATGGGACCGACAGGATTTTATAAATTTGATGGAGGACGAGTACAACTCATGCCTTGTCTAGTTGAAGATTATGTCTTCGAAGATATTAATACTAATGCTAATCAACAAGTTCATGTGGCTGTTAATGCTTTATTTGGAGAGATCACATGGTTTTATCCAAGTAGTAATTCTGATTATGTGGACCGATCGGTGACTTATAATTATCTTGAATCTACTAATGAGAATCCTATCTGGTATACTTCGTCACTCGCTCGTTCAACTTGGACGATCGAAGGTGTTTTTAATAAACCTTATGCTACTGAATTTAAAAGTGCCGTCGCTCCAACTTATCCAACGGTTGTAGGAATTTCTAATGGGGCCAGTTATTATTGGCAACAAGAAAAAGGAAACGATGAAGTTTTCGCCAGTGGTACAACGAATGCTATTGCTGGTTATGTAGAATCTGGAGACTATGATATTGGAAGTGCTGAAGGAGAACAGGGCGAAGGAGAATTTATGATGAGAATATCTAGAATCATTCCCGACTATGGAGTTCAAACTGGAGACTCAAGAATTACATTAAGTACTAAAGCCTTTCCAAGTAGTACGGCCGTGGCAACTAATCATACGGCTACCACAAGCACAACCCAACTGTTCACCCGATCTCGAGCGCGACAAATTGCGATTAAGGTAGGGAATACTAGCACTGGACAAACTTGGCGTATGGGAACCTTTAGACTTGATATTCATCCAGGAGGCAGAAGATAATGGCAAAAATTTCTGAGGTTATTGCATCCATTATAGGACCCGAGTTTGATAATATGAATGTTCAGGCTCTAGCCGACAATGTCGGCTCGGTGGTACAAAAACTTAATACGACTTATCAACAACAACTAACGGACGAGTACGAAGCCTTTAGTTTATTTATGAATTAACCATGGCTAATATATATACTAATAAAGCATTTGA